TACTGAAAGGAGCTACGACAGTTAGGTCAAAGTATTCTAAGTTAATGGATAAGGAACTACCTACTGAACAAGTGTCTGCTAATTGGCCTGACTGTCGCATATATTATTTTTGGTCACAGATGAGTCCCTTTGTAGATGCAGATGAACTTGTGCGTACCTACAGCAAGCAACCACAGGAGGTAAAACTTGCTCGATTATTCGGAATACCAAGTAAGAGTTTTGAAGGAAAATTCGCAAAATTTCAGCGTGAGACAAATGTAATAGAACATAGCAAGATACCATTCATCTTAGATCCATCTGTACCTGTAACCCGTTACTTTATTTGCGATCCGGGTGGTAGTAAACCTTGGGTTGGATTATGGGCAGGTGTGACCAAGGATGGTAAGATTTATGTCTATCGTGAGTTCCCAGATAGTACAATGGGAGCATGGGCAATCCCACACATTAATGGCGCTGGTAAAGCAGTGGGCAAGCCTGGCCCTGGACAACGTCCTCTTGGTTGGGGGTACAGTGATTACAAGGATTACTTTGAAGCACAGGAGGATGGTGAGGAGATATTTGAGCGGATAGTTGACCCAAGAATGGGAGCAGCCACTGTGCGTACAAAGGAGGGAGAAAGTAATATAATCAATACAATGAGTAACATGGGATTTGTATTCCGTGCTGCACCAGGTGTGTCCATAGACTCTGGTATTGCGAAGATCAATGATGCACTTAGCTGGGATGACACAGAACACATGACAGACAAGAATTGCCCCAAGCTTTACTTCTCCGATCAATGCGAGAATACAATATCTTCCATGCTTGAATATGCCGGAGAGAGTAAGAGTGATTACTTCTCTGACCAAATTGACTGCCTGCGTTATTTATTTGTAAGTGGAGCAGACCATATCACCAATCGTGACATTCAGGTCACAGGTGGTGGTGGATATTAGATTGACTACATAAGGGTGCTAATGTAGTTTTATGCTACACATGCTCTCTGCGTCCGATCCAGAATTACTATATGTCTCAAAAGAGCCTGACATTGCTTATCTTAGTGAAGCGTACAAGCGTACACAGAGTGATTTAGGTGAATGGTTAGATCGTAGACAAAGAGACTATGATGTCCGTAATTGTTTATGGGCAGGTAAGAGTGATGACTTTAAGAAGTATGCCAACCAGAGTTCAACAGGTGAGGTGTTTCCTTGGGTTGGTGCAAGTGATCAAGAAGTTCGCATGGCAGATGAATTGATTAATTGCCGGGTAGCAATGTCAATGAATGCAATCCGCAGAGGTCACATAATAGCCACACCGATAGAAACAAGTGATGTGGAGCGTGCCAATGTAGTAAGTAACTTTTTACGATGGTTAATTAATTCTAAGATGCAGGAGTTTTATCCTGAGATTGAACTTGGATTAAATCATCTTTTTGAAAAAGGTATGATGGTTCATTATGCTTGGTATGAGAATCAAGAACTGAAGCAACAACAGACCATTAAGCTTGAAGAGATTGCACAAGTCCTTCCACAAATTGCCGGAGCTATACAGGATGGAAGTATGGACGAGGAATTAAGTGAGGCACTTAAAACACAGTTTAATATTAGCAAGTCCAAAGCACGGGCGATGTTAAAGGAAATGCGTAAGGATGGAGAAACCACAGTACCTGTCACACGCCAAGTTGTAAGTAGACCAAAGATCAAAGCCCTTGCACCAGATGAGGATGTATTTTGGCCAAGCTATTGTATAGATCCACAGGAAGCGCCATACATGTTTCATGTAGTCTCCATGACTCCAGAGCAATTAAGGTCTAAAATTAGCACCGAAAAATGGTCAGAAGAGTTTGTGGATGCTGCGATTGAACTTGCAGGACAAGGCGAGGATACAGATGAGAACATCTATCAATTGCGAGAGAATGATGAGTTTACCAGAAGTGATGACAATAGCCTTGTTAGAATTGTGTACTGTTATCAAAGACTATTGGACGAGGATAATGTACCTGGTATCTACTGCACAATCTACCATGCCAATATACCTGATCTTTATGCCAAGCATCAATTATTGGATTATGCGCATGGGCAATATCCATTTGTTGTAACCACCCTTGAAAAAACAGACAAAAAATTATACTCGTCTAGGTCATACCCGGAGCTTATTGAAAGCTTGCAGCAGGTACAAAAAGTCGAAACAGATGCAGCGATTGACTCGCAATCATTGACAACTTTGCCCCCACTCCTCCATCCAATTGGACGTAGTCCAACCAGATGGGGGCCAGGTGTTCGTGTTCCATACCGCACGCAAGATGAGTATAGATTTGCAGATACACCCCGTGGATCTGGTGTTAATGTAGAACTTCGTAGATACATACAGGAACAAGCAGATAGATACTTTGGTAGAAACGCACCAGGAGTAAATCCTGTGGAAGCACAGATGAAGCAACAAGAAGTGATTGATAAAGTATTTCATCACTTAAAACTTCTGCTTGATCAAGTATACTCACTTTACCAGCAGTATGGGCCTGACGAAGAATACTTCCGTGTTACAGGAATGCAAGACATGCAGAAGTATGCCAAGGGTAGTCCTAGCGAACGATTTGATTTTTACATGCAGTTTGATGCTGCCACACAAGACCCAGAACAAATGCTTGAACGTGTAAAAGCAATTGCACAACTTGGGGCACAACTCGACAAGAATGGCACGCTGGATACCGAGCGTTTATTACAGATTGCAGTTGGACAGATTTTACCGGGGGCTGCGGAAAGTATTATGCTTCCAAAAGAAACCGGATCGCAAAAAGCAATGGATGAAGAAAGGCAGACTATTGCAGAAATCTATGCTGGTGTACCACCCAATGTTAAACCTAATGATGCCCACGAGATGAAGTTGCAGATATTCCAGCAATGGTTAGCTCAACCCGATGTGGCACAAAAGGTACAACAAGACCCTGCCCTACAAGAGCGTATACAGAATTACATGCAACAAAGACAAATGCAGGTTCAGCAAAAAGAGAATGCGACAATTGGAAGACTAGGAGCAGCACCCACTCAATTTGGATCAACAGGAGCAGCACCAACAGGAGGATAAGATTATGCCGTATGGTAAGGGAACTTATGGGACTAAGGTTGGAAGACCTAAGAAGAAAATGACCAAAAAGAAATGTGGTGGTCGTAAGAAAAAATGATTACCTACCGCAAAGAGAAATTTAGCGGATACAATAAACCAAAGCGTACACCAGGTAAGACTAAGAAGTTTGCAGTCTTAGCCAAGCAGGGAGACCAAGTAAAACTTGTACGCTTTGGAGACCCGAAAATGTCCATTAAGAAAAACCAACCTGCACGCAAGAAGAGCTACTGTGCAAGGTCAGGTGGTATTAAAGGTAAAACAAATAAACTAAGTGCCAACTATTGGTCACGCAAAGCATGGGATTGTTAGATGGTTGCTAAGAAAAAAGCTAAGTCCCGTGTAAATGAGGCTGGTAATTATACTAAGCCAACCATGCGCAAGAGACTATTTAGCAAGATTAAGTCTGGATCTAAAGGTGGTAAAGCAGGTCAATGGAGTGCGCGTAAAGCCCAAATGCTTGCCAAGGAATATAAAGCCAAAGGTGGAGGATATAGATAGTGCCATTAAAGAAGTCACAGAAGTCACTCAAGAAATGGACAGGACAGAAGTGGAGAACTGCATCTGGTAAGAAATCATCTGAGACAGGTGAGGTCTATGCCCCAGCAAGTAAGATCAAAAGATTAAAAAGCACAAAGGCAGGCAGAGCAAAACTTGCTGCTGCGAACAAGAAGAAAAGAGCAGCCACAAGCAAGGGTAAGCAATATGCCAAGCATGGTTTGCACAAAAGAAAACGTTCATAATGTGCACAGCTTTCAACGAGAGTGGGTTGCCCTACTTACCATCTTCTTCTTTTTCCTGGAGCGTGATGTTATCTGTGACATCCTTTTTCTAATCATAGGAATTATATACAACTATACAAAATGAGTCCCCGTAAAAGAAAAACCTACCACGAGATAGATGCCGAGGAAGCAATCCAGGCATTATCCATGTTGAAGAACGATCCACACTTTAAACAATACATTGCGATGCGAGAAGCAATGAGAGAAGAAGTTATCCGTCAATTGCAGACTAAAGAGGTAGTAGATAGCACAAACAGACACTATATGATGTGTGGAAAGCTTGAAGCAATAGACGAGGAACTCGATACCTTTTATAAGTTATAATTTCGCATGTTGGTTAGATTATAGTAAATATAGTTCATGCCTCTATGGCCTTTCGTGG